TGATCTTGAGCTTTCTGCTAATCTACGTCTTTCTGCTTCTTCTTTAGCTTTTCTAGCATCTTCACTATCTTTTATCTCTTGTAATTTAAGACCATCAAAGATCTCACCAAATATTCCTGATTTACCATCTTTTAGATCTTCTTGTTTAATAGCATTAGCCCTATTGTGTAATTCTAATAAAATAAAATGTTTATAAAATATTTCACGTAATACATATTTATTCATTACAGGTGTTTCTAATACTTCAGTCTCAAATGGTTTATATTTTTCTGAAGATAAACACGCTATATATATATACATATCAAATTGAAAATGTATCAATAAAGATCTTAAATATGGTAACATATTATCATACACTTGTTCATTATGATATTTAAAATATAAAAGTTTCAATATCTCAAATAACATACGTTGATACGTTTTAAACTCTAATTCATATTCCACTGCGTTTAATTGCGTTTCTTTCATATATTCATATTCCAAACTATTATACAATATTGTTAACATAAAGGTTTCATCAACTTCTTGTGTTAATAATTTATATCTATACATTTTAATTTCTTTACCACTTGGAGGTCTTCCTAAAATATGTCTATAATGTTTTATAATTATATGATCGTAAATATTATGTATTTGTTCATCATCTATAGGTATATAAAATGTTAAATATGAATCCGGTATTGGAGTTTCTATAGATTCTGATTCAATATAAGTTGAACTACGTGGTATTATATCACGATCTAAATCATACTGCTTCTCAGTATATTTTTCAACATCATATGTAATGATTATATAAACACTTATTATTACTACAATAATTAAGATTATTCTATACATTCTTATTTAATCAATAGTTATAAAATTATGAATACAACTGATACAATTATTATTGGTGAAGGATTTTACGGTCTATTTGCAGGAATTAAAATTGCAGAAAAAGGTTATAATGTTAAAATATTTGAAAAAAAAAACTAAAGCATTATTTATTAATAATTTAAGACTGTTTTTTCCTGAAAATTGCAATTATATTAAAAAGTTTTTAAATAAACTTAACATTGCTTACATCACTATACATAATAATAATACTACCGTTTCATCCATTATTTCAAATATTGATAAAATGCCTACATCATTGCAACAAGATACTATCTTTAAAGATACTTGTAATAATATCCTAAATAAACATACTATTAATTTATTAAAAAACGAAATATATGAAATTGAGTTTTTATTTAATATTGATACTGAAAGTGCTGTTCAATTAATTAAAAAAAATTATATTAATATTAATAAATATATTAAGGTTACTGAATCAAGTTTAAGTATTTTAAAAAAAATGCGAGAATATTTTAAAAGTTTAAATGGTAATATATATTACAATAATAAAGTATTTTCTATAATTATTAATAGTTCTAATCAATTCATTTGTAATATTAATAATCGTAATTGGTATTCAAATATTTTAATATCTACTATTAATATTGAAAATCTTTTATTGATTTATAAATGGAGTGATCATATTAGAAATTATTTAACCAATATGATCAATGTAAAAAATAAAAAAGTTTATAAATTAATTTTAAATAAATGCCATATATCCATACCAATTAAATATAAAACTTGTATTAAAAAATTTAATTTAAATAATCGCAAAACATCCAATATATTAGGTAGTGATAAACATTTATATGTTTGTAATGAAGATTTTAATAATACACCTTATTGGATTAACGGTAATATTGATACTATTAGTGAAATTACTAAATATATTTAAAATATATTTTCGGTTAGTTTCATATTTTTATAAGCTATCATTACTTCATCTTGATTTTTTATAGGTAAATTATTATATTTATAACTTACAAATCTTTCACGATTAGTTGTTCCACGATGTGTTAAAGTCTTTAAAGGTAAAGGATCTGGTAATTCTTTGGTTTCTATAATGTTATCGTCTACACTTAAATAAATTGTTGGTGGAACTTTATCTCTACCATTTGGCATATAAAAACTATTAGGATACTCAAATGTTGCCGCATAATTAGCACTATTTATATGTTTAATATTTGGTGTATTATCAAACGCTATATCATAACACGGAAAAGGTAATCCACTACCAGAATAATTACTCATTTTATCAATTGGATTTGCCGCTAATAATTTAGCTTTACTAAAAGGTTGAGTAATTTTACCAGTTATAACAACTTTATTACCTTTAAACTGAATATTCATTTTATATTATATACCATATTTAATAATTACGTCCATCTCCTAATCCTGATGAATTTACTTCATTACGAGAACACGAAACAGCATTGCAAGATACTACATATCGCTCCGGATGAACAATATCTTTATTTACTATGTTTGTGCAAGGAACGCAATCCGCTACATCACGTAAAGAATTCTTACGTTGCCTTTCCATTTCTTTTTCCGCATTTTGTTGTAAATACATTCTAATATTATAAGAACTTACTTGTTGATTATTATTTGTTAACATACTATTTAATTCTTCATTAACTGCACATCTTGGTTTATAATCAGTTGTGACTCTACCATCTGCCATCCACATAGGACACGTTTTAGTTTCAAGTGGTTTAGAACATCCCTTATTACAACTCATCTTTTATTTATTCCATTATATTTTTTATAAAAATATAAATACAATTATCTTGTGATACATTCTCTAATAAATTAAATTCTGTATATAAATTTTCGGTATCAAAATTACTTAGATCTTTATCTGACATTGTGCTATCTGATTCAATTGCTTCAATCTTTTTATAAAAATCTGTATTATAATTAATATATTTTCTACAAGTATTATAGTGTTTTTCGGAATTATCTTTAATATAAAATACACCCTCTTGATCTAAATCGTTATAACTATCTACATTAAGTATATCATTATATTCATTTATATCTTTCATATCTTTCTCATAATTACAACTTTTATTATGATATTCACACCCCTTATATCTACAATGATTTAATAAATATGTATTAGGAACTACACAATTATTATTTCTACTTCTATAAATTTCATCATCATCCGTATAATCAGATCTTATATTTTGCTTACATTTCGTATAATCCATTTTTGCTTTATTTAATAATTTATTTTTCAATTCATCTTTAACATCATCAAAAGTTGTTATAAATTCAGTAGAACAATTAGAATCATCCATTGACTGACTAACAGAAAACATTGCAGTGTTATTTAAAAAGTTTATAGATTCAAAACCCAATTGATTTATATTAAAACATTTATCATTAGATCTTTCAAATTCATATTTATTAGCACAAAATTGATTTTTAAATATATAAAATTGTATTTGCCTTTTTATAGGCATAAATTTCAAAGTATCTGTATCTAATGTAAAAAAGTATTTTATAAATTCATTACTTTCTTCGTAAGGTTCTATAGTTCTATTTGTTTTATCGTATTTTACTATCCTTATTTTAGTTATATTTACTCTTTCTGGTTCTAAATTATTCGTTACTATATCTATATTTGTATTATTACATTCAATTTGTAATAATATAATATCTTCATCTTGATTAACTGCAGTATCAGTTTTCAAATCTGTTATATTATCACATATAGGTTTAACATCTTTCATTCTATTGAAAAATACTTTTTTATCCGGTTGTATATTAGTATCAAACGGTTGTTTAGTAGCATCGTTAAAATAACATACAGACCAATCCGCATTTGATGGATCTAAATCATTAAATACTATTTTTTTATTAAAATGATCTTTTCTATTCATTTTATCTAAATTTATTGTATTAGTTTCCGTTAAAATATTTTTTGCTTTTTTATCATTATAAGTTTCTTTTATTAGTTCTTTATCATCTTCAGCTACTTTAAAATATTTATACAATAATTGTAATTCGCCATAATTATAATATTTTTCGTTTATAATATTAGTATCGTTTTTATAAATTATACAATCATCGAAATATTCTTTCGTATTATCATAATATAACATTAAGAAAATTAAAAGTAAAATTAAAAATATTAATATAACTCGTATGTTTATCATTTCTTTGTTATTGTGTAAGGTAATTTATTCATAAATGGTTTTATTTTTAAACATTCATTATTATATAATATTGTATCATTGGTTTTGTCTGTTATTTCATTATTTATTATATCTAATTGACATACTTTACCATAATCTCTAGTATGACAATATTCTTGTGTATTATCTATAGCGCATATTTCATCTAATTTTGTATTTAATTCTGTATTTGTAAGTTTATAATACATATTCTTTTGCGTATTATCATCTTCAAAATCATCTATTAAATTATATTTTCTATAATCATCTTCTTTAATCTTTAATTTACCAAATTCTATTTTATTTTGTTCTTTAAATTGTTCTAACTTTTCTTCATAATATTTTTGTGTTGTTTTCAATAGCTCAAGATCTTCTATTAATTCTTCTAATTCATAGGATACCAACTGTTCATTCAAATCATTAAATTTATTTGTTCTTTTAATTATTTCATTTTTTTTTTCAATTTTTAACTCTTCTATTTGTGATGTTAAAAATGTTATTGCTCGTTCCAATATTAATATGTTATTTGCTAATGTTGGTATTTGTGGTTCTATTTCAGATAATTCTAAATCATTATCATCTATATTTTTATCTAATGCTAATAATGTGCTATTTAATTTCATTATTTGATCTTCTTTTGCTTCTTTTTCCAATCTTAACTGACTCGTATCTAAAGATTCATATTCTATATCTAATTCTAATAATTGTTCAACTATACTACTTACTTCAGTTCCTTCAGTTCTTTCAGTATCTGTAGAACCTGATTTTAGTAATAAATATTTTAACCATATAGCATCAGTTGTTACTAATTTAATTTCTTCTTTTTCTTCAGTAATACGATCTTGCTCTTTTTCATTTGTAATTATATTAATGTTTAATTCTTCTACATCTAATAATACTCGATCTTCTGTATGTTGATTTTTATCGCTTTCATAACTTGCATTCTCAGTTTCTAATTTACGTTTTTCAGTTTCTAATGATGTTTTTTTTTCTATTTCTCCTGTCATTGTTGTGTTTTTTTTTAGTTGTTCAGCTAATTTATTACTTATGCTATCTTCAAGATCTTTTACTATTCCATCTAATTCTTTATACTCTTCAATGGTATCAATAATACGTTGTAAATTATCTGCAATTAATTGCTTATTTTCTTCTTTATTTATTGTGATCTTTTTAGATGTAAATAGTTCTACTGTATAAGTATTAAAATATAAAATAGCTAATATAACTAAGATAAAGATCAATATTAAACATTCTGATTTAAACATATTTACATATTAAAAACATAAATGTCTCTTGATGATATACAATTCTTAAAATCACATAGTTTTAAACAACATTATACATTCATTATTGATTCTAAAGATCGTGATTATATTGATAATCCTTATCCTAATAATTATACTATTTATTTTACAGAACCTTTTAAAAATGTTTTTGGTTTAGAAGTTATTGATGCTTCAGTTCCTCGCACTATGTATAATGTTGATCAAAATAATAATACTTTAGTTTATTACATAGGAAATATTGAAAATAATATTGAAACATTAAATTATATTACTATAGAATTAGATGTTGGTGATTTTTCATTACCACAATTAATACAATTACTTAATAAAAAATTAATTAATCTTAAAATAGAAAGCTTAAGCACACCACCAGATGTTAAAAATAAAATAGCTTTTACATCTTCATATCCTTTCGTTTTAGATATGAATAAATCTACATTACGTGATACATTAGGATTTAATTTATCACAGAATGTTGATAGTGGTTTTTTTACTAAAATTACTGATCCTAATATTACTAAAGACAAAAATAAGTTTAGGTATTTTATGAGCAAACAAACTAATTCTACACATAGAATTGAAGCACCTGGGATTGTTGATCTAATTGGTGAAAAATACGTTATTCTTAATTGTCCTGAAATTGAAGAACATTCTACATTATCATTATCATATTCTAAACATAACTTAGGTTTAGCACGATTTAAATTAGGAACTTTAGGATATAATGATGAAAATATATCCATTCAAAAAACAAGTGTAAGAGAATTTCATCCTATTGGTAAATTTTCCAGAATGACTTTAACTTTTAAAACACAATCAGGTAAATTATATGATTTTAAAGGTGCTAATCATAATATTACATTCAAAATATATTATTATCAAGCATTAACTAATATACCTTTCGATAAATCTATTTTAAATCCCAATTATAACCCTGATGTTCTAGAATATAAAATGAATCAAATTGATAAACAAGATTCAAGTGATGATGAAGATTCAAGTGATGAATCTACTGAATCTTAATGTTTATTTCTTTGATGCTTTAGCTTTCCTTGATTTCTTAGATACTTTAAAATCTTCTTGTGTTAATTGTTCCAATAAAGTATTAACAAACTTTTCGTTTTTAAATTGCTCTTTATAAGTTTTCATCATTTCAATTATTTTAAAATCTTCCGATTTATTTTTAAATAACTCTACCATTTTTTCAATAATAAACGCTTCTTTTGATTTCTTATTTTTAAAGTTTTCTGGTTTAGAACTAAAATAAAAACACCCAAATACTATAGATAAAATTGCTAAAATTGCGAAGATAATACAAACAATTATTAGTTTATCTGAAATATCCATTTTTATTATAGGTGTAGATAATAAAAAGAATTATGTTTGATGGAACTGAACTTTCACTAGTTTATGGCGATATACAAGAACCTGAAATGCAACAGCAAATACATGAACCACCACAAAAAATTAAACAACAACCTTTAACCCCTCAACCAGAAGTTATGTATCAACAACAACCTGAACCTGCTAGGGTTATATATAAAGAACCACAAGTTTCATTTTGGGATAAATTAGGACAAACAAAAGGTGATGTATTTAAACTATTCTTATTCGCTTTAGTTATCTTGATCGCTATAGCATTCGATCGCCTAATATTCACTTATCTTAAACAATATGTTGAAAATAATATGCTTAATGGAACCAACGAATTCATAATTAGACTTGCATATCCTATAGGCGTTATCGTTGTTATTTGGTTATTAAAAAGTATGTAATATGGTATTTTTAATGTTATTTTTATATAATAAATATGTTTCTTATTGATAAACTTATTTGGTGGGCTTTTACGTTTTTAGGAAGACTTATAACTGGAAAATCTTACGAATATTTATCAAAAAATCCTTTAATTAAATATAGTTTAATTGTTGTTATTGTGATTGTAATAATATTATGTTTAATATTAATATTAATTAATAGTTTTAAAGGTATTTCGCATATACTTAATGAATTTTTTGGTCTTGATGCTTATAAATATATCAATGTTTTAGATATTGATCTTGAAGATAATTTTAATAAATTATATTTACCTGAGTTTATTATATCGTGTATTGGTCTTGCTAGTATTATTGGTATTTTATTATACATTATATCAGAAGAAAAGGCAAAGGAAGCACAGGACGCGGAACAAAAGGGTAAAGATGCCGACACTAAACCTAAAGAAAAAACTACTTCGTGGGTCTCTGAAGTAGGTTCTATTATATTAAGAGCTACAGCAGGAGCAGCAGGAGCAGGAGCAGGAACAGCAATGTTAGCGGGTTAAAAACTTTTAACTCTTACTATTACCAACAATTTTAAATTACCTAATGTTTTTATTCTTACTAATATAGAACAACAATAGAACTATTATTTAATCGTCTTAGAATTATAAAAATGAGTATGATTAAAATAATATTAGTATTCTTAATTTTCTTATATATTCTTAAAGTTGTTAGTATTGGTATATATATGTTTTATGAAGTTCAATTAGCACAAGATATCAGTAAAGAAAATACTAATATTGTTACAGAATTTAAAAAACTTATTGATATTGAGTTTATGAAAAAAGCTTTTGATAAGGATAATAATTTTGATGTTAATTTTATAAATATTGTTCCTGACGGTGCTAAAGAAACATTTACACATACATTAATTGTTGTATTAGGGCAAATAGATCCTAATCTATACGATAATATTAAAAAATATATAGAATCACAAGATGTTAAAGTTCTTAATAATATAATTAAAACATATATTGAACATTCTAGTGATATTGGTGCTACTTTACTTAATTATAGCGAAGACGTAGCAGGAGTAATTCAAAATGGTTTAACTAAAGTTGAAGGTAAGTTTTTTATATTATTAAACTTCTTAAAAACACAAAATTATCCTATCAATATTATCGTAGATACATTATTACTTGTATGTATAATTTTTGGTTTAATATATTATATATTATTTCATAAATTATTCACGGTTATTATAATATGTTTATTCGTATTAAGTGTATTATTACTGGTATTTTATCAAAGTAATGCGTTGTTAATTATATTCAGTTTGATTGCATTTTATGTGGCATATTTTTTTAAATTATATCAAATAATTAAATAATGCCTGATGCAACTATTAATACTATTAATTTTATATTTAAATTATTTTATTTTAAATTTATATTGTATATACTATATCTTATAATTACTTTAGTTATATTATTTATATTTGTTATACCAATTTTACTAATTTATCAAGAATCCGGAGCTACTTTATACAAAACTACAAATGATACAAATATCTTAGTTTCGCTTTTAGTTAAATATAAATTAATTATGTATAATTGGTGTAATTTAGATAGTTTTAAAGAAGGTTTATCAAGCTGTATTACTTATAAATTTTATACACCAGTTATATTAATATATTATGCATCTATGTTAATTTATTTAACAATATTAGTTGGTATATTACATTTAATTTTAATGAGTGTTATTTCTTTATTATTAGGCGTTGATCTACAAACTGTATTTAAAGATGATCAAACTTTTAAAATTCAAGGATCTATACTTTTAACTATTGTTTTAGTATTATATTTATTATGGATATCTATTTACGGTGCTTTTTATTATTTAATTTTACAACACGTTAAAAACGCTTTTAAATATAATAATAATATTAATGAGTTCTTAAATGAAACTGTTAATAATAAAAATATATTTCCTATTTCGAAAAAAACAAATAAAGAAGAACTATTTGATGATATTATTTATAGAAGATTTGAACCAATCTTAGTAATGCAAGAATATTATACTGATCTTGAAAGCTATCAATTTAAAGATTCTAATGAACGTGCTAGGTTTATAGTTTTATACGTTATCTTAGAATATATTAAGTATGTTAATAACATTGTAGATAGTGGAGATTATCGGGATAAAGTTAAACATTATTTGTTAAATCCACTTGATAATAAAGATCTTTTAGTGGCTTTTACTCTTGAAAACTATCCTATGAAAGATTTTGTTGTTTCTAAAATTAACCCTAAATCTTTTGAATATTTAGTGGATAATATATTTAAAGTTGAAATGACAACTAAAGAAAAAACAGAAATTAAAAAAGAATATAACAGAGTATTGAACGAAAATCTTTTAGATAACTTAAAGAAAACTACTGAAAATATTAACAGAATACAACCATATATTTATTCCGTTGTTGTTGTCGTTATTGCTATGATTATTATTTATTTAACTGTAATTGCTGTTAAAAACCCTGAAATTATGGCAAGTGGGCTTTCAGCTTTTAAAAAAATGGCGGATACACTTAATGATGCAACGAAGAAAGCTCCACAATAGTTTAAACCATTGAAATATTTTATATAATTATTGTAATTAAAAATGGATACAGGAATACAAGATACAGTTAATATAATATTTATTATAGTAATTGTAGTATGTATTATAGCAATGCTTATATTTTTATATAATAAAAGTGATAATCAAATAGTTTTTCATATAATCCACGCTATACCTATAATATTTGCTATTATTTTAATAGCTATTAATGAAGCTCTTAGTTCATTATCTGTATTATCAGTATTTAGTTTTGGTTTATTATTAGTAAAGTTTTTTATTAGTGTTGTTGCTGTCAGCAACTTAAATAATTATTATCCTGATGATCCGATTCAAAATTATTCTGCTAATATGAAAGATATACTTACAAATGCTTATAAGGATAATAACATATATTTAAGTGTGTTTAAAAAATATTTACCAGTTATGGTTTTGAATGGATTACTAATGATCACGTTATATGTTATATTTACAACTGATCTACGTGTAAATTTATCATTAGCTAGTAATTGTGCTAAAAGTAATTATACAGTAGAATATACTACTTTACGAAAAAAAATCAACGAGTTTGCTAAAAATAACGATAATACGCTTAAATTATATTTAATTGTAATGATTATTAGTTTTTTATGTGCATTAGGTGTAATATTTTATTTATTATATACTGATACAGTTGAAATACAATATGTTATGATTATTCCTATATTAATATTCTTAATTGTATTTGCCAGTATGGTTATTGATAGAATTGATAAAAATTATTTTGATAATCATAAAGGAAGCGCAGAAGCTACAGAACCTACATCTGTTGGTTCTATTTTAGCACCTTATGTAACATTTCCTATAATAGGTTTATTTGGTGTATCGTTATTTATGGTTGTATAATTATTTTTTAAACATTTATAGTAATAATAAAATGTTAAAAGAGTATAATTGTAATATTGGTGTTCTACATACATTTTTAGCTAATGAACTTAGAGATAGTATCATCATACCTGTTTTAACATCCAATATTGCTATTAAAAGTGGTAATAATACTTATAGTAATTTTGCTTATAGTAATTTTGAATTAAATTGTAATATTGACTCTAATTTACAAAATAATATGACAACAGAATTAAATAAAAGTAAATTAAAACATAGTATTATTAAAAATATAGCATATAGTAATGAAATTAAAACCCGTCAAGATGCTGAATATTACTTTAATACAATAAGTAAAAATACAGAAGAAGATTATAAAGAAGATAAAATACCATATTATCTTGATTTTGTCAATGAATTTAAATTATTAAATGATGTTATTGATGATAGTGCTAATAGTGATGATGCTAGAAAATCTGCCATAGAACTTAAAGATTTTATTGTAAAAGAAACTAATAATAAAGACTTACTTAAAAAAGCTACTGAAACCTATCTAGGTCCTACAATATTAGGTAAATATAATTTAATAGATATTGTAGTATGTTGTGCGATCATTATAATAGCAATATTACTATATTCGGTTAAAGCTTATGTCAATATATATATAAGTGGTATATTAGCATTAATGTCTGTATTAATGATTGTATTTATAACAATATTATTTATTTAATTAGTATTATTAAGTAAATATATAAATTGTATAAAAAATGGATGCAAAACATAATCAACTACTTGCGGACTATGAACAAAAATTTGCAGAAGATGAGATTACTACTGCCCCTAAAGCCTTTATAAAAGCCTTAACAACTAAATTAATAAAGAAAGAAATAGATGTAAAAGAATTAGTTAAAATACATCAACAATTATATTTATACTATTATAAGATAATTAAAGATACAGATTTTGAAATTTTTTTTAAAGATCCAAACAACACAGATTTTAGAGATACATTATATAAAATATATAATAATGATAATTTTAAACAAGATATAAAGTCTTTAAAGAGCCATTTAACTCACCTGTATTCGGTAGACAATACTCTTAAAATAAAAATAGATGCATTTTTAGATGATGTTACAAGATCACATAGTTATATTGCAAACATTATTAATATTTTTAAATTATACAATAACCAACGTATAGATATTAAATTTATTAAAGCCAAAATTAATACAGAGATTAATGCAGAGATTGATACAGAGATTGATGCAGATAAAAAACAATTAAAAACAAGTTTTTTCGATAGTAGAAACACAACAAAAAAATCTTTTTTAAAAACAATTTTGAGAATAACTGGTAGAAAAGGAATAAATAATCAAAAAAAACAAT